AGCTAGCCTTGCGACGCTTGATGGAGAGTGCAATTGATCCCCAGCGTTTAGCTGAGGATGTTGTCCTTTCGATCATTGTCCTCCTTTCTCGAGTTTATCTCGCGAATCGAGGGCGTCGAAGGAAGAAATCAATCTAAAAGGAGGTGACAGGGGCTTAAACTGTTAAGACACCCTGCCGCTATGCGGCCCCTTCTGGGGCCGTATAGCTTTCACCTCCAGGATTAGATTGACTTCGTCTAATCCTGCGCAGTGAGGGCTACATTTGGCTAAGGATAGCTTACCCCCAAACGATTAGTTAGGAGGGGCTATGAAAAGCCTAATGTTGCTCTGGGAAAATGTGGCTAAGGAATTAGCCACTTGGTGTAACACTAGCGCCACCATGGACATCAAATATGTCCAAGGTCGGTCTAAACATGAGGGGTTATCGTTTTTGACGATTACCCTACCCAGATTCGGAAAAGACATCCAAAAATGTCTCGACCGAGGATGGGTGAGCTCTGACCTCTTTCAGGGTTATTCCTGGAGAGGGGGTCTCCCGACATTTCTGTCAGGTTTCCTTTGCTCTGTGTTTGACCGAAGCACCGGTGTGTTGCTGGATGAACCCAACGAAGATGCAGTATTCGCCCTCCGTCAGCTGACGCTGATGTTTGGGAAGATACTGCTGCCTTGTACTCCTGAAAGGGAGTCCTCGGCTTTCAATGAGTTCGTCCAGTGTGAGCAGGATGTCAGAACGGCCTGGGACCAACTCCCTAACTCCCTAAAAGAGGAGTTTAGGAGAGTCTCAGGCACGCTATTCGGGAGAATGTTCACCCAACTGGATCATATGATTCAGAACGGTGAGCTTATCCCTAGGCATGGTCCTGGTGCAGTAGCGGAACGATACTCCTCTAACGAGAAGTATTACCGCACTGCTTGGACCCGTCGCCTCGAGCAAGTAGCGCCTTCCGGTGACTACTTGGTTCCCAATTCCCGCTTTTGGCGCGAATTGGGCGAGACGGACATCCTCGAACCCGGTTCGGAAACTCCCGTAAGGGTAGTATCCGTACCTAAAACGCTGGAGACACCGAGGATTATCGGGATTGAGCCAGCTGCTATGCAATATGCACAGCAGGGGCTTCTTCACGGTTTTCTTCGGTGCCTGAACAGAGATAAAAATCTGTCCAGGTTGATCGGCATCGATGACCAAGAGCCTAACCGACTCATGGCCAGAGAGGGCGCCCTTTCCGGGGAGCTCGCAACACTCGATTTGAGTGAAGCTTCCGATCGTGTCTCCAATCAGCATGTACGCCTCCTTTTCGCAAACCACTCTCGCCTTAGAGCGTTTGTGGATGCGACTAGGTCGCGAAAGGCTGATATACCTGGCCATGGCGTTAAACGCCTAGCCAAGTATGCCTCTATGGGTTCAGCTACGTGTTTCCCCG